CAAAACTTGACATTTATGAAGATCTCTCCAAAGAGATGCTTGACAAGCTCGAAAGAGCAGTAGGAACAATCTCAGAAAACAGCAACAGAGTTGCTGTGATCTTGGAGCGCCACGAAAATCGTTTGGATGAATCTGAACGTGCCGATAAGCTCATCATCGGTATGCTGGAAGAGATGAAGGAAAGGCATGATAAAGATATGATGATGATGCATGAGAGAATTGGTAAGGTCCAGAAGAAAACGGAAAGTAATACTAAGTTTGTCATTGCTACCTCTGCTGTCTTGACAACCCTTGTGACAGTATTACAAGTGTTCCCTCCTGTCTTCAAACTGTTGACACCACCCGCATTGTCTGCTAATATACTAGGAGAATCCCCGACCCTATAAGATGAGTTATATTGATACCAAATTTATCAGTTTGGTCTCTCCTCAACTTACAAACTTTTCACAAAAGAAAAAAGGTTTATACAATTTCAGGTGTCCATATTGCGGCGATTCTCATAAGAGAAAAAACAAGTCGCGTGGATACCTGTTTCAGTATAAAGATAGTCATGTCTATAAATGCCATAACTGTGGCATGAGTAAAGGTTTTGCTAAATTTTTACAAGACATTAGTGTTGGTTTGTATGACCAATACATCATGGAGAGATATAAAGAAGGAACTACTGGTAAAGGTCGAAGGGTTGCTAACCCTAAGTTTGACTTTAAAACACCAGTCTTTAAAGAGAAAGAAACAACCACTACAATTTTAGATTCTCTTGAAAAAATCTCAAACCTAAATATTAAACACCCAGCAAAAGAATATCTTCTTCAGCGTCAAATACCAGAGACATATCTCTCTACAATCTATTATGCAGAAGATTTCAACACTTGGGAAAATAACGGAAATACTTTTAAGGAAGCAAGAATTGTTTTACCGCTGCTCTCCCAATCTGGGAAATTATATGGATACCAAGGCAGGTCACTAGACAAGAATTCTAAGCTTCGTTATATAACAACTATCTTAGACAAACGATACTCTAAGTTGTATGGTCTAGAAAGAATAAATTTTAATAACACCATCTATGTAACAGAGGGTCCTTTCGACTCTCTTTTCTTGTCTAATGGTGTGGCTATGTGTGGTGCAGATGTGACACTAGACAAAGACATATACAAAGATAGAGTATTTGTATATGATAACGAGCCAAGAAATAAACAAATCGTGCAAAGATATGAAGCAACGATTAATCAAGGTGAGAAGATTATCATTTGGCCCTCGAATGCTAAGGAGAAAGATATTAATGATATGGTCTTAGCTGGACGAGATGTGCAAAAGATGGTAGAATGTAGTATCTACCAAGGATTAGAAGCAAAACTTATGTTTAACGAATGGAAGAAAATATGAGCAACGGTATCAAAGTTAAAAAACGCGACAAGTCTGAAGAGTCGATTAACCTAGATAAGATTCACGCAATGGTCGAATGTGCCTGTGAGGGTCTTGCAGGGGTGTCTCCGTCGCAAGTTGAAATCCAATCGGGTATCCAATTTTATGATGGTATTACTACATGGGAAATCCAAGAGATTCTTGTTCGCTCTGCAAGTGACCTTATCGATTTAGAGAATCCAAATTATCAGTTTGTTGCTGCACGTTTGCTTCTCTTTGGTTTGTATAAGCAAGTCTTTGGTGGAGATTGGAAGCATGGATTCCCTAGTCTAGGAGCACATCTTTGTGAAGGTATCACAAAAGGTATCTACGACAAAGAGTTAGCAACTAAGTATTCCAATGAAGATTGGACCAAACTAAATTCTTGGATTGACCATAACAGAGATTATCTATTCACGTATGCTGGTTTACGTCAAGTAGTAGATAAATATTTGGTGCAAGACCGTAGCAGTGGGTCTTTATATGAAACTCCCCAGTATGCATATATGCTGGTGGCTGCTACTATCTTCTCTGAATATCCTGAAGATACACGACTCACATATGTCAAAAAATACTACGACGCAATCTCCAAACACAGAATCAACGTCCCCACGCCTATATTGGCAGGAGTTCGAACTGCACTACGACAGTTTGCTAGCTGTGTTCTTGTTGATACTGATGACTCCCTCGATAGCATCTTTTCTAGTGATATGGCGATTGGCAGATACGTTGCTCAACGTGCAGGCATCGGCATCAACGCAGGCAGAATCCGTGGCATCAACAGTAAAATCAGAGGCGGAGAAGTTGCACACACAGGTGTTATTCCATTCCTTAAAAAGTTTGAGAGCACTGTCAGATGCTGCACTCAAAATGGCATCCGAGGTGGAAGCGCAACAGTCCACTTCCCAATCTGGCACAAAGAAATCCAAGACATCATTGTCTTAAAGAATAATAAAGGAAGTGAAGATAACCGAGTGAGGAAACTTGACTACTCAATCCAAATTTCAAAACTTTTCTACGAGCGTTTCATTAACAATGAGGAGATTAGCCTCTTCTCACCGCATGACGTACCAGGTTTGTATGATGCTTTTGGTACTGATGACTTTGACACTCTATATCGGATGCATGAACTCAATGATGCTATTCCAAAACAGACTATCGGAGCACAAGAACTAATCCTTGCACTTCTTAAGGAGAGAGCAGAGACTGGTCGTCTTTACATCATGAATATCGACCACTGCAATGAGCATTCATCATTCAAAGATAAGGTTAGTATGTCTAACCTATGTCAAGAGATTACTCTGCCAACTAATCCTCTTAAGCATATCGATGACCCTGAAGGTGAGATTGCTTTGTGTATCTTGTCTGCTGTTAATGTGGGTAAGATTAAAAACTTTGATGAGATGGACGAATTGTGTGACCTCTCAGTGAGAGCACTCGATGAATTGATTGATTATCAAGACTATCCTGTCCTTGCTGCAGAGACCTCTACTAAGAATCGACGCTCATTGGGCATTGGTTATATTGGTCTTGCTCACTTCCTAGCTAAGAATGGTCTTAAGTATTCTGAGCCAGCAGCAGCACAGATGGTCCATGACTTGACAGAAGCATTCCAATACTATCTCTTGAAGGCATCTAATCAGTTGGCGAAAGAGAAAGGTGCTTGTGGATACTTTAATCGCACAAAGTATTCTGATGGAATTCTTCCTATTGATACATACAAGAAGGATGTAGATGACATTGTAGAAAATGAATTGAAGTATGATTGGGAAAGTCTTAGAGAATCTATCGTATCCTACGGACTTAGGAACTCAACATTGTCCGCACAGATGCCTTCGGAGAGTAGTTCCGTTGTGTCAAACGCAACCAATGGAATCGAGCCTCCTAGAGCATTCTTGTCCGCTAAGAAGTCAAAGAAGGGAGTCCTTAAGCAGATTGTCCCGCAATATGCGTCTCTTAAAAACGTATATACATTACTTTGGGACATGGAGTCTAATCATGGTTATATTAATATTGTTGCTGTAATGCAAAAATTCTTTGACCAAGCAATCTCTGGTAACTGGAGTTATAATCCAGAAAACTATGAGAACAATGAGGTTCCAGTTTCTGTTATGGCAGGTGACTTCCTAAAAACTTACAAGTATGGATGGAAGACTTCTTATTATCAGAATACATATGATGCTAAGAAAGATGATACTGAGGATGAAGACGAGAAGAAAAAATCAGTAGAAGGTTTATTAAATTCAATTCTAGAAGGCGTACCAGAGGAGGACGATTGTGACAGTTGCAAAATTTAAGTTAAATTCAGAAGACGGACCAAAGATTAAAGGTATGACGGTGTTTAATCCTAATCATGTAAATTTAAAACAACAACCTATGTTTTTTGGTGCTCCTTTGGGTATCCAACGTTATGACACATATAAGTATCCTGTGTTTGAGAGGTTAACGCAACAGCAACTTGGATATTTTTGGAGACCTGAAGAAATCTCCTTGCAAAAAGACCGAGCAGATTATGCACAACTACGCCCAGAGCAAAAGCATATCTATACGTCGAATCTTAAATACCAAATCATGTTGGATTCTGTACAAGGGCGTGGTCCTGGGATGGCTTTTATCCCTTACGTTAGCTTACCCGAGCTTGAGGGTGCCATGACGGTATGGGAAATGATGGAGATGATTCATTCTCGCTCCTATACATATCTCATTAAGAATATTTACTCTGACCCGACCGAAGTGTTTGACACCATCCTAGATGATGTTAACATTATGGATAGGGCAAAGAGTGTAACAGAAGCTTATGACACTTTCATTCAAGCAGCACAGCAATACGGTAACAGTAATGACTGGCAACATGCTCAGGAAGGAGTATACTATGCAGAAGAGCAACTCTATGAGCTCAAAAGAAAACTATACAAGGCAGTAGTAAATGTCAATATCTTGGAGGGAATTAGATTCTATGTCTCATTTGCTTGCTCGTTTGCGTTTGGCGAGCTCAAAGTTATGGAGGGATCCGCTAAAATTATCTCTCTCATCGCCAGAGACGAAAGCCAGCATCTTGTCCTTACTCAAAACATCATCAACAAATGGCGTGATGGGGACGACGCTGACATTGTTAAAATCGCTAAGGAAGAAGAGCAGTGGACGATAGAGCAATTTAAGCGTACGGTTGATGAAGAGAAGAAGTGGGCAGAATATCTTTTCAAGGATGGTAGCATCATTGGTCTCAATGAAAAACTACTCAGCTCCTACGTTGAGTATATTGCTAATCGTCGCATGAGAGCAATCGGACTGAAACCAGTTTTTGATACTCCCATGTCTAACAATCCCCTGCCTTGGACGCAGCACTGGTTGTCTTCTAAAGGATTACAAGTCGCTCCACAAGAGACAGAGGTTGAATCATATGTAATCGGTGGTATTAAACAAGATGTTGAAAAAGATACGTTCGCTGGTTTCCAGTTGTGATAAGATATTCTTTACCTGGTTGGAGGGAAGACCTCCTACAGACAAACCTACTCAGTCAGGAGGAGAGAGATCTCCTCTCGCGGGGTCCGTCAAGTCTCACTCAAGCGTGGAGAATGCAGGCAATAAAGTACAAGTATGTGACCCATGGGACGACCCTCTGATGTAATCTAAATACCTTCATCATATGATGGGGGTATTTTTTTATGAAACCACAGAGTGCTAAAGCGAAGGGTAGAAAGTTGCAGCAGTGGGTTAGAGACCAGTTGATTGAAAAATTGAATGTCCATCCAGAAGATATTGAGTCTCGCAGTATGGGTGCTGGTGGAGAAGACCTTATCATGGCAAGAGCAGCTAGACAAAAGTTTCCTTATAGTATAGAATGTAAAAATGTAGAGAAACTCAATATCTGGGATGCCTACGAGCAGTCTGCTGCAAATTGTGGAGATTACGAACCTATTGTTGTTATTAAAAAGAATGGCAAAAAACCATTAGTCGTAGTTGATGCTGAATACTTTATTCAAAAACTTGGAGATATTTAATGAAAAACAATTTAATGAATGTGATTATTGCTGGTGCTTTGCTTGGAGCAGTTACTCCTGCTATGGCACAAGATAAAATCACTAAGGGAATGAAATCTTATGATGCTATGGGATGTATGTTGTTGAGGGAATGTACAGATGGAGTCGAAGAAGTCGTTAGTATTTTGGATGTTTCTAGTCAGTATCCTGATAGTGAGTCTTATACAGTTGTTGCTAATGAATTTAACAACATGCTCGTTTCTCTCAATCGGGTCGGAGTTAAAGTGTTTCTAGCAGATGAAAAGTATTTCCCTGATGGACACCGTGGTGTGTATCACACTGTGGGTAATAACTTTTTCTTAAATGGGAGATACATGGATAACCCTGCATCTCTTATGATGGTGATGAGACATGAAGGATGGCACGCTGCACAGGATTGTATGGCAGGAACGATTGACAACAGTCTGATTGCTATCATCAAACCAGAAGATGAAGTCCCTATGATTTGGCGTGTTATGGCAGAGCGCACATACCCAGAAAATGTTGTGCCTTGGGAGGCAGAAGCAGGTTGGGCAGGTCGCACTGAAAACATGACCAGGGATGCTCTTGCAGCATGTGCTACTGGTAAGATGTGGGAAGTTTACGAACCTACTGCTCTTACCAGAAAGTATCTGGTAGACTTTGGATATATTAAAGAGTAATGTTTACCATCTGGATTCACGCTAAGGCATTCTTTGCTGTTGTTGTAGTGAGTTGTGCTCACCCTGCTAACTGGCAGCAATGTATTCGGGTGGACCAGTGGTTAATACCTGACCTAGTACATGCTTGGCAGATTAAAACTGGTGAGTATGTACCTTATCAGCAAGAGAAAGAATACTTATTAAATAAATAAAAGAGCCTGACTCTTTACTCATGGAATCAAATCCAAAGAAAGAGGAAGCCAAAACGGACAATAAATTTGAGTGGGCGGATGAGGGTGTATCAACTCTCGTCCGAGTTATTATTCTTGGATGGTCAGCAGCAATTCTGACTCTTAATTATGTAACTGTTCCTGGTATTCCTCAGAAAAACATCGATCCGACTTTTATAGCCAGCGTCTTCACGGGAACGCTTGCGACTTTTGGTGTCCTTCCCTCTAGGAAGAAGGACGAACAAAAACAAGCACCTACATTGGAGAAGAAAGATGCAAAAATTGATTAACGGTGTAGCGTTGTTATCTGGTTTAGTTTCTTTATCTGTCTTAGGGGGTGGTGCTTATCTTTACGTTCAAAAGGATACATTAATCGAGCAATCAAGGGAAAGAGTAACTGCTGCTATTACTGAAGCAATTACAGAAGCACTACCATCACTGGTAGATGCTGCTATTCCAGGAGTCCCTGAGATGACTGGTCCTGTTGTGCCTAGTCCCACTATGCCATTCTAACCATGAATAAACTTAAGATCGCTGCCGCTTCAGTTGGTGGAGTATTTGTTGTAGCACATATAGGATTGCTTGGGTATGTTTTCAGGCAACAACCCGAACCCACAATTCAACCTCCTACATTTAACATCCCCCGTGGTCCTTACTCTTCTTATAGAATTAAGGCAGGTAAGGATGGTTATGAAATTGAATTCCGTGCTGACGATCCTAAGATTCTAGAGTCCGAAAGATCTCTAGATGTTGATAAAGAGAAGCGTGGATTCTTTGGTGGTGGATCTGAAATTAGAAATGAATATCGCCGTGACCAATTCACCCGTGAAGGCACCAGAAATCTGGGAGGTGCAACAGATGATGAGGGAAAGTTGACTGCAAAAGAAGCAGAGTGTCTCGTGGCGGACGCTGGGGCACGATCACAAGGTGCGATGGCAGGTAGTGCTATTGCTGCTGGAGTTGCTGTTCCTGCTCTTGCTAGCATCCCCTACGTGGGTTGGTTGGCAGGTGGATGGGCACTGCTTCTAGGACAGAAGGCAGGATCCAGTCTCGGATCTACAGTTGGAAGCGTATTTAATGATTGCTAATGGATATACCTATTATTACAGGCGGCGATATCAGCATTAGAGATATTGAAAT